TCAGACCCACGCTTAAGGCAGCAGGATATCTCACAAGAGATCCTCGTATGAAAGAGCGTAAGAAGTACGGTCTCAAAGCCGCAAGACGCGCACCGCAGTTCAGCAAGAGATAATTTTATACGATGTTTTGAAATCCCACGAATGCGGAAAAATACCGTGTTCGTGGGATTTTTCTTTTATCTGAAATTCTGCTGCAATCTGACAAAATCTGTTCAATGTGACACAAAAGTTACACAAAAGAATCACAAATAAAAGGTGTCTTATGTAAGACATTCCAAGTCTTATGTAAGACACCAAAATCATTGTAAATATGCGATTATTCCCTTTCTTGCTTCCAGCTTCGTTCGTGCCTTCAGGATGTGACCATCATCAAAGGTGATAACGTATCCGTCGTGCATATTTCCGACAATTGACCGGATGTGTTCTTTGTTTTTGTCTGCAATCTGCATCGAATCAAACATTCCAAGTTGGTCTTGTCGCATCAGGTCAACGATGTATGCAGACAATGACATTCCTTTTTCGGATGCACGTGCCTTGAAGATTTCCTTCATTCCCTTCGGAAGTGCGATGTTGATGCGTTCATAATGGTCACGATTGAACTGATTCTTGTATTCTGTACGTTCCATTGTCAATCCTTTCAGTTGGGTTTCTGTTGGGGTGGTTTGGGTTACAGTTGGGATGATTATATCCGGTTGATTGCATCCAACAGTATCGACATATCAATGTGCGTGTACACGTTTTCGGTGACACCTTTTCCGGCATGACCAACAATCTTCCGGATGATACGGTCATCGACACCGACTTCCGTCATCCGTGAAATGAATGTGTGCCTTGTGTCGTGTGGAAGGTGGTCGTGCTTCATTCCGATGTGGTCAAGTACCTGGACGAAATATGCATCACGAAAGTTGTGGTCTTCCAAGTGCTGACCATCAGTGGTGGTGAAAATGTATTCAGATTGCACATTTCTGTTCAAAAACTGTTCGAAATATGTCAGTATCCTGTCATGTATTGGTACATTTCGGATTCCAGCCGGTGTTTTGGATTTCGTTATGCTGAAGAATCGTTCTTCCAAGTGGACATCCTTTTTCTTCAGGTCACGAAGTTCACCTTGACGGACACCGGAATACAACATGATCAGAATGATTTTGACATAGTCGTTTGCATCAGACCACGTCCATAATGTGTCGATTTCGTCACTTGTGAACGGATTTCGGTCGATTTTGTTCGGATTTTTGTCTTTATACTGACGAATATCGACATATTGTGCTTGATTATTGTCAGTAATCTGATTCTTTCCGCACCATTTATACAACATATGAAACAGTAAAAGCACCTTTCGAAGTGTGGGATAATTCTTTCCGGATGTATCAATGACGTTCTGAAGTTCCTGATATCTGATATTCACGAACGGTCTGTCCGTTATGGATCCACACACCTTGAATGCTGCATTGTACGATTGAATGTTGGATTTTGACATTGACGGATATGCTTCGTCAGACCATCGTTCGAAGACTTCACCAAACGTAATTGTTGCAGAATCAATGTCATATGGATGTTTGTGATATTCTGTCAGATGCATCAAGGCATCTTCGTATGTTGGGAAATATCCGACAACTTCATAATTACGGATGACACGTTCGTTTTCCACGTCCAAGGTCTTTCCAACACAGACACGGACACGATACGGATTCCGTCGTTTACCTGGAAGACGTGATATATTTCCAAAGTTGTTCGGCAGACGTTTGAATTTTGACATAGAACATCAATCCTTTCAATTGTCAGACCTTCCAAGGATTGATATAATAGAAAAGGAAGTATGTTCAATCGTTGGATGGTTCGGTTGGATGTATTTACATGACGGATTCGATGGTCGCAACATCGGATCCGTTTTCTTTTTCAATTACACATCATATTACAGTTGATTACACATCAAAAATTACACATGAAAGTCAGTATTTTCAAAGGAAATTACACTAATTACACATGATTTTGACTTCTTTATAATTGAAGTAAATTTCATCGTCATACGACGTTAAAAAGTAATATATAGTAGTATAGGAAATATGTGTAATATGTGTAATCATGTGTAATTTTTGAAATCATAATAAATCACATTACCTTTCTTTCGGCAGAAGGATCCCTTTTTACATATTCTTCCAGCCGTGTCAGTTCTTCGACACGTTTGAATGCTGCCTTTCTGCCTTCTTCATTCAATGTCAGGTACAATTTGACGATTCTGTATGATTCCCTTCCATAACACTTCGACATCAGGTCACAAAGTTTTGCTTCGTTGGTAAGCTGTTCCAAGTTTGGTGGTGTCGGATCATCTGTCAGACCAAGAAGATAATTCGGATTGCAATTGAAGATGTCCGAAAGCACGGCAACCTTTTTCGAAGACGGCTTGCACCGGTCATTCAACCATTGTGACACGTTGGATTTCGTGATGTATCCGTTCGACCTGGTGACGATGTCAACAGCCTGAAGAAGATTTTCGTCCATCATATGTTGCAAACGTCGGCTGAAATCGTTCATGTACACACTTCCTTTCTTATTTATATTGTGCCTTCATTATATACATTTCTAAACATATTTTCAAGAAAAGTTTAGAAATTGATTAAAAAAGTGTTGACAAGTATCGAAATCTATACTATCATTCAGTTATCGGTTTACAAAACGATACTAAAACACAAGAAAGGAAGGTGCAAAGTAGAAAATGCCAATAGAAAGTTATCGTCACCAGCCGTGGGAATTGGAACAAATGCAATCACTTCCACTTGATGCCAAAATACGAATGTCAATGCAAAGAATCCAACAGTGGTATTACGCATTCGATGGAAATGTATATGTATCCTTTTCCGGTGGCAAAGATTCAACCGTGCTTTTACATCTTGTACGACGAATGTTTCCTGATGTGAAAGCCGTCTTTGTTGATACCGGTCTTGAATATCCTGAAATCAGGGAATTTGTAAAGAAACAAGAAAACGTCGTGATCATCAGACCGGCATTGAACTTCAAAGAAGTCATCTTGAAATATGGATATCCACTTCCAACAAAAGAACTTGCGAAAAAGATTCATTATGCGAAGAAGGGTTCGTCGTGGGCGAAGAAGTTTGTCGATGGAACAGCGGTCGATTCTGAAGGAAGACCGTCAAGATATCGTGTTGCTGAACGTTGGCATTGCCTATTAGATGCACCATTTGAAGTTTCGAATTCCTGTTGTGATGTCATGAAAAAAGCACCGTTCAGAAAATTCGAAAGGGAAACAGGGTTGAAGCCGTTCATTGGAACAATGGCTTGTGAATCCAAAATGCGTTCCCAGGCATGGGAACGCACCGGATGTAACGCATTTGAATCAGAACATCCACATTCCGCACCGATGTCCTTTTGGACACAAAATGACGTTCTTACGTACGTACGTACGGTTTGGAACTTGCTTCGGTGTACGGTGATGTCGTTGAAACAGGAAAACAGATTGAACAGTTTGAAAGACTTGTGCCTGAACTAAAAACAACCAAGTGTGATCGTACCGGATGTATGTTTTGTATGTTTGGATGTCATCTTGAAAAATCACCAAACAGATTCGAAAGGATGAAAGAAACGCATCCAAAACAATACGAATGGTGTATGCGGTCATTGGAAGAAGGCGGTCTTGGTCTTGACGATGTCCTGACGTATGTCGGCATCAAACATTGAAAGGATTAAATATGCCAAAAGTAAATGAAAAACGTGTATCCAAGATTGACATCAATCGTTTCAAAGAAGTTCTGAAGGAAAGTAAGTATTCACAAAGGGATATATGTGAAGAACTTGGAACTACGGAAGCATATCTTTCAAGACGGATTCACAGTGGAACAATTGACAAATTGTGGATGTTTGAAATCTGCAAGATGCTTGATGTATCACCGGAATACTTATCCGGAAAACCGTCAAAACACAAGAAGTACGGTACACCAGGCACAACACGACCGAATGGTGGTTTCAACAGACGAAAGAACAGATTCGGAAGTGTTCAGAAATTATCCGGTAATCGTCGGAAACCATATCGTGCAATGGCATTCGTTTCTTGTGTTTGGAACGAAGAAAAAGAAAAGTATGAACAGAAGTATGAAATTCTTGGTTATTTCGAAACCAAGGTTCAAGCGGAAAATTGTTTATTTGAACACAATTGCATGTATGAATACATATCGTGAAAGGACGTAAAGAATGGAAATAAAATTTGATTTTTCAATGCTTCGTGGAAAAATCCGTGAAGTATGCGGAAGTGAATTGAAGTTTGGTGATGCGATGGGTTGGTCACAGACAACGTTATATGCAAAACTGAACGGTCAGGTTGATTTCAAGCAATCAGAAATCCTTCGTGCTTGCGACATCCTTGACATCATGACGGAATTCATACCGGTTTATTTTTTTACCGTGAAAGTATCGAATTCTAAACTTGAAGAAGGTGATGAAGATGAAAGTCTTTAATGTTCCGGTTGCCGTTGCAGCCAAACTGATGAACAAGAATGTGGAATTTTTGTACATGGGATTGCAACAAGGGATTTTCCCTTTCGGATATGCGGTCAAGACTTCCACCAAGTATTCATATTTCATCAGTTCGGTGAAATTTGAAGAATATACCGGAATCAAGGTTGAAGAAGGGGGTGATGAACAATGAACCTATATCCACACCAGGTCAATGCGTTGGAACTAACGAAAGACCAAAATCGTGTTGCGTACTATTACGATATGGGTTTGGGTTGACAAAACCTTCATCGGATCCGAAAAGGCAATGTCATTCAACGAAAAAGTCATCCTGGTCATCTGTCAGAAATCAAAGGTTGAAGATTGGGTTGAACACTTCGTCACGAATTATCCGGATTGCCTGACATACGATATGACCACATGGAAGACAGAAAATTTTGATTTCATGAAGGACAAACATTGGTTATACGAAACCAAGTATCCGAAGAAGATATTCGTCATCAATTATGACCTTGTATTTCGTCGAAATTTGACCTTTCTGACCGATTTCACATTGATGTTGGATGAATCACAGCTAATCCAAAATGAAACGGCAAAACGGACGAAATACGTGCTAAAAATGACACCTTCCAACGTGGTCTTGTTATCAGGAACACCGACATCCGGAAAGTACGAAAAGTTATGGACACAACTTCACCTTCTTGGTTGGGAAATATCCAAGGTTGCATACTTCCGGTCATACGTCGAAACGGAATGGATTGAAGATGGTTCGACCGGATTCAAACGTGAAGTGGTGGTTGGATGCAAGAACACAGACCGATTACGTCGGAAACTTGCTGACCACGGTGCAATCTTCATGAAGACCGAAGAAGCCTTCGACCTTCCGGAACAGACAGAAATCAATCTGTATGTGAAGCCGACAAAGGAATACTTCGAATTCATGAAGGAATCCATTGTCACCACAAAAGACGGAATCGAACTTGTCGGTGATTGCATCCTGACGAAGATGTTGTATGCACGTCAGTTGTGCGGTCAGTACAACGAAGACAAGCTGCAAGCCTTCCAAGACCTGATTGAATCCACCGAAGAACGGATCATCGTGTTTTACAACTTTTATGAAGAATTGTATGCGATGTACACGGTCATCGGTGACAGACCAAGGTCGGTTGTGAACGGTCAGTTCAAAGACCTTCACGCATACGAAGATGAAGACAATTCCATCACGTTCGTACAGTATCAATCCGGTGCGATGGGTTTGAACCTTCAGAAAGCACATATCACAGTGTATTACACATTGCCGTTCGGCAAAGGAAGTTGTGCATTGTGGGAACAATCAAAGAAACGTACGCACCGTATCGGTCAGAACAACAATTGCCTTTATTACTACTTATTAGCACGGAAAACCATTGAAGAAAGAAACCTGGACAACCTACGAATAGGAAAGAAATACAATGATTACCTTTTTGAAGCGGATTTTGGACAGACTTGAAAATCCAAGAAAACACACAATCAAAGAAAACATCATCAGTGCATTGATTGGTATTGCAATCGGTCTTCCGATTTCAATATATGCCGTCAATCATCGTTCACCGGCAGTAGACCTTCGACCGGATCCTGAAATTTATCCGGTCGTGATTATAGGTGAAGACAATGTCGGAATCAATACGCAAGAAGTCGGAACAACGTCGGAATCAATCGAAATGTTCATCCATACACAGAACGTTGACAAGTGTTTCCGATATCTGACACCTGAAGAATACGTCGTTTTGGCACATTGCGTTGAAGCTGAAGCCGGAAATCAGGACGTGTACGGAAGACAGTTGGTCGTTGATGTGGTTTTCAATCGTGTGGATTCAGACGAATTCCCTGATAACGTGATTGATGTCATATACCAGGAACATCAATTTGCGGTGGTCACAGATGGAAGAATCGACAAAGTCACACCATCTGAAGACACGTACAAGACAATCGACCTTGAATGTGACCTTCAGACAAACACCGAAGTGATGTACTTCAGTGTGGAAGGTTATCTTCCATACGGTGAACCGTGGGAAAAGGTCGGTGATCACTATTTCTGCAACGGAAAGGAAGAACAATGAACGAAACACAGTTCAAAAAGAAAGTCGAACAGTTCTTGAAGGATGAAGGCATATGGTACGTCAAGTATTGGGCTGGAATCGCAAAGGACGGAAACAATTATACGAAATCAGGCATTCCGGATGTGATTGCGTGTGTACATGGTCACTTCTTCGGAATTGAACTGAAGGTTCATCCGAACAAACCAACGAAACTTCAGGAATACAACATCCGAAAGATTGAAGAATCTGACGGAATCGCATTCGTCTTGTATCCGGAAGACTTTGAAACATTCAAGAACTTATGTCGAAAGATTGTACCAACGGTCAAGACGGAATCCAAAAGGTTTCCGATTGATATACAAAAACCATCCAACAAAGAAAGGAAGTAAGAGTATGCCAAAGAAAACAACACCAGCACCTACAAACGAAGCACCGGCAACCAAGACCGAAGAAGTGGTCAAGGAAGCCGAAACCAAGGAAGAAAAGGTCGAAAAGTGGGATCCACAGACCGTCACAACCACACTGTCCAATGGAACGACAATCAAGTGTGTTGACGTGTTCCGTGATGCCTTACTTGACACCAAACGTGAAGGAATCAAAGACCTTCTTCAGTACATTCAGGAAATCGGATTCCTGGAAGCACCTTGCAGCGGTGGAAATCACTTGTGCAAGAAAGGTGGTCTTCTTGAACATTCCGTCAATGTGTTCCTGAATGCCGAAAGAATCGGTCTTGCCTTACTTGGTGAAAAGGCATATGAAGAAATCCGTGATTCCATCGCAATTGCAGCACTTCTTCATGACCTTGGAAAAGTCGGTGACTACGGCAAACAGATGTATGTTGACAACGTTCTGAAGTCCGGCAAGGTGTCCGAAGCAAAACCGTTCAAACGCAATCCGGATTTATCTGCCGTACCACACGCAATCAGGTCGGTCAAACTTGCAACACTGTTCGTTGACCTTACTGAAGACGAAGAATGGGCAATCTTGTGTCATGACGGTCTGTACGACTACATGAAGTACGACTTGAAAGGCAAGGAAACACCACTTCAGATGATAATTCATTGGGCTGATATGTGGGCAAGCCACGTTCAGGAAGGCGGTTCGGATGACGGAAAGGCTGGTGAAGAATAATGTCAAACGGTGTCATCATCACGGCAATCATCTGTCTGACAATCGTTGCCGTGTCATTGATAAACAAAGATAACAAGAAGAACAAAAAGGACGAAGACTAATGGCAAACAAAATTTTGATCATGGGTGAAAGTGGAACAGGAAAGTCCACTTCAATGCGAAACTTCGGATCCGATGAAATTGCAATCGTGAATCCGGTCGGAAAACCACTTCCGTTTCGTGGAAAGTTCGACACCTTGAACGGTGCGACGGAATCAAGAAAAATCACACAGTTCATGGACAAGGCGGTTGCAGATGGAAAGAAGGTCATCGTTGTTGATGATTTCCAATACATTCTGTCAGTTCCTTACATGAACCGAATCAAGGAAGCCGGTTGGGATAAATGGAACGACTTCGGTGACAACTATTTCACCATTCTGAATCACGTCAATGAAATGCCTGATGACGTGAACGTGTACTTCCTTACACATACGGAAACACTTGAAAACGGCATCACGACAATCAAGCTGATTGGAAAGTTGCTTCGTGAAAAGATTACAATCGAAGGTCTTTTCACCATCGTACTTCAGACACAGGTCAACGAAGGTAATTACTACTTCTTGACACAGAATTCCGGCAAGAACACCGTCAAGTCACCAATGGGAATGTTCCAGAATTATTCCATCGAAAATGACCTGAAGTTCGTGGATGATGTCATCCGCAATTACTACGGAATGGACGGTGCAAAGTCTGACGATGAAATCAAGGCTGAAACCGAAACCAAGGCTGGTGACGTGGAAAAGCCACGTGCAAGGAAAGGTCGCAATGCAAGACACGACGATGAAGTGCGTGAAAAGGCTGAAGAAGAAATGAAGCTGCATGAAGAAGCACTTGAAAACGTCGCAAACGGACGTGAAGAAGTACCGTTCGACGAAGTTGTTGCCGAAGAAGAAAGGCTGAAAGCCGAAAGACAGGCATCTGAACCGGAAAAAGAAGAAACACCGGTTGAAGATACAGATTCAGAAACACCAAAAGTACGCAAAAGACGTGTACGAACAGTTGATTGAAGAAAGGAAGGTACAAAATAATGGTGGATTTTGACAAGTTTGATGATCAGATTGACGTTGCGGAAGTCAACAAGAAGGTGAAGGAAGCGAAGGACAGTGGTTCTTTCGACGATGTTCCGAAGGGTTCATACACCTGTTCTGTTGAAAAAATGGAACTTGGTGCAACCAAGAAGGACGGAAGACCGATGTTCACACTTTCTTGCCGTATCAAGGAAGGCAAGATGAAGAAAAGAATGCTTTTCATGAACCGTGTTGTGTTCGGTACAAAGAACGATGCGAACATGATTCAATCCGTTCTTTCCATCCTTGAAAAGTTTGTTCCGGATGAACAGTTATCTTTCAAGGGGTATGCAAAGTTGAATGACACAATCCTTGACATCTTCGAAGATATCCAGGGGAAAGTCGAAGTTGATGTTGATTGGGATCCGGATGCATTCAATTCCATTTCCATCAAGGAAGTGTATGACATTTAACATACATTGCACCACAAAAATTTCAGACGTGTTCCGACTAATCATTTTTGATTAGTCGGATTCACGATGAAAGGAAAACAGATGATATTCTACGATTTCGAAGTATTCAAATACAATTGGTTGGTTGTCCTGGTTGATACGGATGCCAAAGAAGAAACCGTCATCGTCGATGATCGTGACAAGATGACAGATTTCTACAATGAACACAAATATGATATATGGGTGGGATACAATTCACGTCACTACGACCAATACATCCTGAAGACCATTCTTTGTGGTCTGAATCCGAAGGAATGCAACGACCACATCATTGTCAAAGGTGGTGAAGGTTGGCAATTTTCCAAACTTCTTCGTGATTTTCCATTGAAGAATTACGATGTGATGCCGAATCCACCGGTCGGTCTGAAGACTTTGGAAGGTTTTCTTGGATCCAACATCAAGGAAACGGATGTTGACTTCAACATTGACCGGAAACTGACGGATTCCGAAATCGCACAAACAATCGAATACTGTCGGCACGACGTTGAACAGACAATCGAAGTCTTCCTGGAAAGGAAATCAGAATTCGAAGCACAATTCAACCTTGTGAAGCTGTTCGACCTTCCATTGAACATGATTGGATATACGGAAGCACGAATCACGGCACAAATACTTGGTTGTCAGAAAACTGACTTCAACGATGAATATGAATACTACTTTTTACCATGTATCGAACTGAAAAAGTACAAATATGTCATGGATTGGTTCGAAAATGCGGTAAAAGATAACACGAAGGAAATGAACGAACGATTCCTGAAGTCAAAAAGCAATCGTGACGATGCTTCGGATCCGTTTTGGTTCAAACTGTCCTTCTATAAAAGAAAGCTGGAAACGACCGTTGCCGGTATTCCACACACCTTCGGTTTTGGTGGTCTTCACGGTGCAACGGCAAAACCGATTCACACGAAAGGATTGATTCTTCACGTCGATGTCGGTTCATATTATCCTTCAATGCTGCTTGCGTGGGGATTGGTGACACGTGCAAGCACCAACGACAATTACAAGTTGGTGTATGACACACGAATGAAACTGAAGCATGAAGGCAAGAAGAAAGAACAAGCACCATACAAGAAGTTGTTGAATGCCTTGTCAGGTGCGATGAAGGATGAAACGAATCCGGCATATGATCCACGAAACAACAACATCATGTGTATCAACGGTCAGTTGATGTTGCTTGACCTGATTGAACACCTTGAAGTCGTTCCAGGATTCCAATTGATTCAATCCAACACCGATGGTCTTATCATTCAGATTCCGGACACGGATGAAGCCTTTTATCAGGTCGATGACATCTGTTTTGATTGGGAAAAGCGGTGTTCGACGAAAATCTGTTCAATCCTTCTTGAACTTGACACCATTGCGGAAATCTACCAAAAGGACGTGAACAATTACTTGTGGATTGATGCGAACGGCAAGGTCGAAAGGAAAGGTGCATACGTCAAGCAGCTTTCACGGATTGACAACGACCTTCCGATTCTGAACACGGCACTTGTGAACTTCATGGTTGACCATGTTCCGGTCGAACGAACCATCAACAGTTGTGATGATGTGATTCAATTCCAAAAGGTCGTGAAGCTGTCCGACAAATACAAGTGGGTTGAACACGAAAGATTGGACGGAAACAACGAAGAATACACATACAAGTCGTATCGTGTGTTTGCTTCCAAGGATCCAAACGACGGAAGGTTGCTGAAGTGTGGTGGAAGCCGTGGAAAGCCTGAAAAATTTGCGAACACACCTGACCATTGCTTCATCTTGAATGATTCGGTCAACGGATGCACTGTTCCGGACACACTTGACCGTAATTGGTATATAGAACTTGCAAAGAAACGATTGAAAGATTTCGGATTATAAGAAAGGAAGAATCATGGACATACTATTCAAAACACCAAACGGACATATGCAGATATATTGTGATTCGATGTTCCCTTGCGACGAACGAAGGTTCAGGAAAATCGTCAATTTGATGTTGTGGGATTACGAATCAAGGGATGACAACATCAAAAACCTTCGTCAGTTCTTCGAAGACGGCATCAAGACGAACGATGACCTGATTCCATCATACGTCAAGACCTATTTTTGACAAACATCAGGAATGGTCAGACACCGAAAGGATCCTTTCTGACAGAAAGTATCCGAACGGTCTTCCGGTCAAAACAAACCTGGAAGTCAAGAACCTGAAGGAACGGTCAAAGTCGTGTAAAGCATTGTGGCAATCGGCTGAAATCAATGCAAAACGGTGTAAACGTCTGAAGGAAAGGTATGAAAAACACTTGCAGATGTTGGAAGGGATGATATAAGCATATGGGATACGAACTTTACAAAGGATATGTTGAAGTCAGGGATAAAAAGTGCATTGAAAAATTCAAAGGTCGCAACGACTTCAAAACACTGAATGAAGTGCAATCGTTGAACGAATATGCCGGAATCCTTGCAAAAAATACATTATTTATCGACATTGATGACCGTGAACAGGCTGAAATCATGATGAAGATTGTCGAAGATATGAAGATATGCTGCAAGGTCATCAACACCAGCCGTGGAAAACACTTCGTCTTCAGGAACACCGAAATCAAGTCATGCAAGACACATACACCACTTGCAATCGGTCTGACGGCTGATATCAAGTGCGGTTTCAAGGATTCATATGAAGTATTGAAGGTGGACGGCAAACTTCGTGACGTGGTTTGGGATATCGAACCGGAAGCCGGTGAAGAATATCAGGAAGTTCCGAAGTGGATGTTCCCTATAAAACACAAGATGACATTCCTTGAAATGGAAGCCGGTCAAGGTCGCAACCAGGAATTGTTCAATTACATCCTGACATTGCAATCAAACGACTATTCCGTGGAAGAATGTCGTGAATGCATCCGCATCATCAACAAATATGTCCTGAAGGATCCATTGGATGAACAGGAAATCGAAACAATCCTTCGTGATGATGCATTTCAGAAACCGATTTTCTTCAATAATGGCACTTTTCTGTTCGATAAGTTCGCAAATTACATCAAAAACGTGGAACATATCGTCATAATCAACGGAAATCTGCATATTTACGAAGACGGTGCATACAAAAGCAATCCAAAACTGATTGAACGTGCGATGATCAGACACATTCCGAACCTTTCAGATGCAAAAAGACGTGAAGTGTTCAAATATTTACTTCTTGCGTGTGAAGAAAAGGAACTTGCCGATGCAAGATACATTCCTTTCCGGAACGGTATTTTGGATGTGGTGACAAAGCAGCTTCAGGAAGCAACACCGGATATGATTGTGACGAACCGTATTCCGCACGATTACAATCCGGAAGCATATGACGAATTGATGGACAAGACCTTGAACAAGATTTCGTGTGACGATGACACGGTTCGTGCGTTGCTTGAAGAATGTGTCGGATACTGTCTGTACAGACGAAATGAAAGGAAGAAAGCCTTCATTTTGACCGGTAGTGGTAACAACGGAAAGTCCACATTCCTTGATTGTGTCAAAGAACTTCTTGGTGAAGACAACATTTCAGCACTTGACCTGAAGGAAATCGGTGACAGATTCAGTACATCCATGATGTTCGGTAAGTTGGCAAACATCGGTGATGACATCGGTGATGATTTCTTGATGGGTTCACAGGTGGCAATGTTCAAAAAAGTCGTTGCCGGCAACCGTATCAAGGCAGAAAGAAAAGGTCAGGATCCGTTCGAATTCAATCCATACACCAAGTTGTTGTTTTCTGCAAACGAAATTCCACGAATGAAGGACAAGACCGGTGCGGTTCTGAATCGTCTGATAATCATTCCGTTTTCTGCAACCTTTTCGAAGAAGGACAAAGACTTTGATCCGGAAATTAAGTACAAGTTGTGTCAGACCATGCCGATTGAATATCTGATAAAGATTGGCATCGAAGGTCTTGAACGTGTCCTGGATGATGAACACGGATTCACCGGATCCAAACGTGTCGAAAAGCAGCTTGCAGAATATGAACGTGAAAACAATCCGATTTCCGGATTCCTGGAAGAAAACGACGTGGATGACATCATCAACAATTCCACCAACGACGTGTACGCAATGTATCAGATATTCTGCAATGAAGGGAATCACACACCGTTGTCGAAAGTGGTCTTTTCAAGGCAGATAAACGAACGACTTGGAACGGAAGTGGTGGTGAAGTGCATCAAGGGAAAATCCGTCAGGGTTTTTGTTCAAAGAAGATTTTGACGGAAGTAGAATATGAAAATTTTGACAGTTGTGGTTGCGGTTGATGTGTAATAATTTTTCGACTACTCAAATTTGAGGAATCGAAAATTTTCAAAAATTGCCTGGTCGATTTTTGGAAAAAATGATTTTCAGGTGGTGATTTTTGAAAAATTACACATAAAATTACACATTATTACACATCAATTATTACACATCAAACACGCATAAACACTGGATTATTACACATATTACACATACTTTCAACTTCTTTATAAATTGAAAAAAAAAAAAAAAAAAAAAAAAAAAAAAAAAATATTTTTTTTTTTAAAATTTTTTTTAAAAAAAAAAAAATAAAAAAAAAAATAAAGGGTTTTTTTGGTTATTAGGTTAAAAATTTAATTTTTTTAAAGGTTTTTTTTGTATATTTTTTTTATTAAAA